CTTCTTTGTCGATGGGGCCTGAACAGTTTGCCCGCATTGTAGATGTGTCTTCAATTGTTGTTAGAATATCTCTAATCTTACTTTGTTGAGGAAATGCATTTGTAATAACATATGCAAGAGGAACGTCTGAACCATCCAGCGAAAGGATTGGTTTCATTACTCCCATGTCTTCATCAGTAACCTTAATTACTGTATGGTATGCAGACTCATCTAGGAACTTACCGTTCCATTTTTCATACGTTTCTTTTTGTCCTAAGTCTGTTTCAACTATTGTTTTCTTCATTGTTCTGTCTCCTTATAGGGTTTAAGGATGTTTTCGTAAATCTTATCTGCGAGATACTTCATTTGTAGAGGTGCAACCATTAAACCGATTCTTGCTAGTTTTTCATTAAGTGTTCCAGTGAATTTATAATCCTCTGGTAAAGTCATTAGTCTTGATGCTTCCCTTGTTGTGTATACCCTATCTTCTACAGGGTGCAAGTGAACAGCAAGACTTGTTTGTAGTCCTTGTTCAGAAAGTGTATGAGATGCTTGATTCCAAGGAACTCTACGAGATTGAAAGAACGAACTCTTTCTTTCTGGTACAGTCTTACCCCATTTGATTCTATGTGCAATAACTTTATCATACCACGGCCCAACTACATCATCACCAACAGAAACCACTTTGTCTGGATTCTTTGGTAATCTCTTCATCCACTTATATTTAGCGCTCTTGGTCATCGAGGCAACAAGTTCAATTGCTTCTACAGCATTTGCATTGTTCTGTTGGATATCCCAAATTGCATCTTTAATAGTGGTAACATGTTCTTCTGGTTCTGGAAAAATCAAACTACCAAGTGCCATGAATGGTACACCGATTTTATCCAATACATCATTTCTTATTGAAACAATGAACACTCTTTCTCGTTTCTGAGGAACACCATGATTGTGTCCTTTTAGAACTTTGTAAACTGTTGTATAACCTAATGCCTCAAAGTCATTTACCATTCGCACTAAGTGTTCTCTGGCATACTCCATTGTAAGTCCTTTGACGTTTTCACAGATGATTACCTTTGGTTTCATTTCACCAGCAATACGAATCTGTTCCCATGTCAAATCTTCAATGTTCTTTTGTTTCATTCCATAGGCAGTCTTTTCTTTACCCCACCCTGCTTTCTTTGTACCAGACATAGAGAATGGTGGACAGGGAGGCGAACCATCAAGTATATCAAGTTCACCTTCCTTTAGTCCTGTCATCTCCATAATCTTTGCGCCAGTAACATTTTTAATGTCACCACAGATATGTGCTGGAGTCTCAGGCCAGTTCGCAAGATATGTATCTACTGCAACCTGTTGAAACTCATTGACAAATTTACAATCACCACCGGCTAGTTTATAACCACATGATGAACCACCACCGCCTGCGAAAAACGAGATATAGTTAAAAAGTTTTCTATCAGATGACTGTTTTAGTTCATCCAAATTATATCTAAAGTATTTCATTCACTTCCTCTTTCATTATTATATACTAAGTATACTTGTTTTGCCAACAAATGTCAAGGCATTTATCCAAAAAAATCTTCTAATGTTGTTTGTGTCCCATAAGAACGGTCAATGTTCCAACCAATTTGGTTCATAATGAACGTCAATGGTTCAACAAAAGATTTCTCATACTGCAAATCATAGTCAATCATACTGTGAATATTAAGTTCTTTTGGCAACTTTGTAATGAATGAAATCACATTAGATGACATTCTGTTGGGTTGTCTCAAATTTAAGAACTTGATTTTATCACCTTCTTGTATGAGAGGATACTTGTTAGTAAGTTTGCTCTGTTTGGTGTAATGGTTGTACAACAGTGAACCCTTACAGTGCATAGGAACTCCCTTACTGAAGATACCAGAACTACTACTCCACTTCTTCAATCCATTAACAGAGCGAGGGAATGCAATCTCTTCTGCTGGTAACTTCATAAACTCTTCACGAAATCCTTGAATAAAGTCGTTTACATCTTTCTCTGTACCAGACATGATAATCTTTAGACATTCTTTAATCTTGTCACGACATGGAGCAGGAGTACTTGATTTTACTGCTTCAATGCCCATGATCTTGAGTTGGGGTGATTGGTAACGTACACCTTCCATATCCCATACGTTTAAGATATATCGTTTCTTTGCAGTCCAAATACCCTTATCGGCAATTGCCTCACGCCCCATTTCCATCTTCTGTTCATATGCATTCACATAAGAAGCAAGCGCCTGATAACTCTTATTAATAAAAGGTTCAAGTTTTTGCTGAGCCACTGAGTCGAGGAAATCCACGGCCCGCCCTCGATATGAATCATCTGATTCTTCTTCTTTTTTCTTAAGCACAGTACTAACAAGTTTATCAAAAGTAATATATACTGAGTCTGTATCCGATGCAATAACATAGTCTTCCCCATCTGTTTTTAGCAGTTTGTTTAGATACATGTTAATAGACTTCTCAATCCAACGAATTGAGAGTTGTCCAGAAGTAGTAATACCTTCTGCAATTCTCAAATCAAAATACCTAAACCATTCGTTTCCAATCGCACCATAAGCAGAGTTCAATGAAATCTTACGAGCCATCTGAATATTCTGAAACTTAGATACGTCCTTTAAGTATTTAGCATCTTTGGTATCTTCATATTTCTGTTTGGCAATCAACATCTTTTTCTTATAGATGGTACGGTCATTATACATTTCTTGCATCATCTCAGGCAAGAAACCTAGTTTGTCTTTACTGAACAAAGCACCATTAGGTGTCATCGTTACATTTGGTGGAAACATATCTTTGATATTAAACTTTTGTGCAATCAAATCATCAACAGCAGTGTCACCAAGATTAAGTTGTTTTGGTAACAAAGTCTCTGGTGAAATATTATATTGCATAATCAAGTGAGGATACAGTGAGTTCAAGTCAAAAGACATTACCCACTTGTGCTGTCCAACTTGTGGGTCTTTGACATATGCACCGATATACTTCTCACCCTTGGTTTTGTGTCCAAGTTTCTGAGGAATGATAATATTACTTTTAAGTAGATGGTTGTAGATTAGTACATCCCAATACTTAACAGACGTAAAGGAGTCAGATACATTTACCTTTGCCTCATACGTCATAGTCAGAATCAAGTCAATAAGTTTCATTTTCTCGTCAAGCCTGTCTACTAATTCAACGTCCATGATGTTGTATTCAATAAAAGACTGATAGTCCTTAGTATACCAATCACGAAAAGTATCGAAAGGATTTTCATCCTTACGCTGTCCTAGTTCGACAAATGCAATATGGTCAAGACGATATGATTCTTGATTGGTGTAAGTGAATTTACGATATAGTAATAGATAATCAATATTCTCTACACCAAGGATATTGTATACTTGAGACTTCTTACCAAATCCACTACCTACCATGCGAGCATCAACAACACCCCAAGGAGATAGACGCTTCATTGCATCCTCACCCATCTGGGATTTTATACGGTTGCAGATATAAGGGATATCAAAGAATTCTGTATTCCAACCAGTAATAATATCTGGGTGATCAGATTCCCACCATGAAAGAAACTGTGCAAGTAATTCACGTTCTGTTGCACATTGGATGTATTGAACATCATCTCTGGTGTTTTTAAAGTCGTGTAAACCCCATACCTTAATCTTGCCAGTATCATGGTTTTTGATAGTGATTGACAGCATAGGTTCTGCTGCTTGGTCTGCATGTGGGAAACCATTCTCACATTCAACCTCAATATCAATAGTAACGATACGCATCTTCTCAGAATCAAATTGAATCTGTTTAGGATACTGTTCGGCAATGTAGGTGTAGGGGAATTGAGTCATACCGAACACAAGGTGCGGTTGACTCTGATATAGTTCTACAAATTCTTTTGCTTCCTTAATGGTAAGGAATTTCATTGGATTGACATTCTTGCCATCCAATGTTGTAAAACCTGTTTCCTTCTTTACAGGTACATAGAGAGTGGGTTCGTACTTAACCTTGTAGTTAGAACGAACACCATCTTTATAACCTCTTACAAGAAGTTGGTTGCCCCATTGAGCAACGTGGGTATAGAATTTCATACAGACATATTTCCTTATCAAAGAGTTTCATTATATACGATTTAAGGCAGAATGTCAAGAGAAAAGTGGTAATTGTTCCTCAGTTGAGAAATGTTTATCAACCATGTCGATAATATCCTGTGAGTGAGCAATCTTCGTTAGTTCTGATTCTACTGCCTCTGCAATATCAGAATGTTCTCCGATACCAGCAGGATTCTTTAGGTAGATAGCAACATTTGCTTTATGTAGTGCAATCTTACCTTCATTGTGCTTCTTAATTGCTTCAAGTAGTGTCATTGGTTTTCCTTTCACCAGTTGCTTCTGTTCATAAACATAGACAATATTTCTTTTGTGATACTTCTCTTCTGGTCTTTAATTAATGGTTTTGATGCTGCATTATTAAATACTGCTTCAACACCCATAAGCCCAGGCGTAGAATTCACCTCAATCAAAAAAGGTCTATCTTTATCTCGATTTTTAGATGGAATAAAGTCTACTCCGACCATCATACCGTCTACTGCTTTTGCTGCCCGAATGGATTCACTTCTTTCCAATTCAGTCAACTCATGTATCTCTGGTTCAGAACCTTGGGATACATTACTTCTAAAGTCATCACTGATAACAGGGCGTTTCATTGCACCCAAAATTTGTCCAGCAACAACGATAACTCGTACATCATAATCTGTTTTAATGTATTCTTGTAGAATAATATCTACATACTCATCTTCTCTATATAGTAATTGGATAATGCTATGGAGAGATTTTAAACTCTCAATCCACATAACACCAACACCCCT